GATAAAAATATTTTTCTTCCGGAGTTAAGTCTAATACAAATCCATCTTCCCAGAAATCTGTTTGTATTGCTCTATATTTAGCCATATTATCACTCCTTCATTTTGCTATTAAAATCTGTATCTACTTGTATATAACCATTAATATTTTCTTGTATATATTTTGCTATTTTACTGTATTCGCGTTCTCCTAAAAAATCTGATTTTTCTATCAATTCATCCATTAACGCATAATATAATTCGCCTACTTTTTCGATAATATCTTCTATATCATTAGGATTTATATTGTTTCTTTTGCATATTGAAATAATGTCAACTCCACTGTCTTCACTTTCTTCTATAAATTGATTGAGTCCATCTTTCCATTGGGTCCAGTTTTCACATCTCTTTGTAAAATCTTTTAATGAGTCTATTGTTGCCCCTAATTTATAGCATTTTTTTAATAACATAATTGCTGTATTTAAGTCATAGTAAGAAAATTTATTTTTAACTATTGCTCTTATATAAAACAAATCTTTCATTTCCGGATGCTCTTGTTGCATTTTCTTGTTTTTTATAATAGGCTCTATTTTATTAAAAGCCGTGTTAATATCATATTGTTCATAGGCTATAATTGAACTTTCCAGCACTTCATCAAATCCATATTTTTTAATAAGTTTTTTCATTTTAGTTCTTCCATAGTCTGTTAATCTTGAATTTAATCCTAAAGAGTCACTAACTAATTCCATAATTTTATCAGCTTCTTTATTTTCCAAATCCAATAATTCTGTTCTCCATTGAGCAATCATTTCTAATTGTTCTCTTCTTTGATTTAACTTGTCTAATTCTTCCTTTTGCTTTTTTATGACTTGATTTTCAGTAAGTTTTTTATCACTTTTACCTCTATTACAATCAAAGCAAGCTGTGATTAAATTAGATATATCATCATCTCCACCTTTTGAAACTGGATTTATATGGTCCACTTCTAATACAACATCTGGTGCACTTTTCCCACAATATTGACAAGTAAAACTATCTCTTTTAAATACTTCAAATCTAGTTGATTTAGATATTCCTTTTCTTTTTGCCACTTAATACCCACCTCATTTCTCTTTTGATAGCAGAAGGGAAATTAATCCCTCCTAGTTTGCAACTTGTTGCATATTTTCATATCCAGAACACATGAAATCATACTCGTCTTTAGTCATATTAACTACATCTTTAGTAAATTTTTTAAATACATGCTTTTTAACCGTATCCTTATCTATCCCTTTACTATAAGCTATTGCATATAATCTGCTTATTTGTTTTTCTGATAATTTACTATTATTCCATATATCCGGTGATTGACTAGGCTTGTCTTTATCATGATCATGCTTATTAGTAGCATCACTATCTTTTGTATCATCTATTGCAAATAGCCCGTTTAAAGCATATTTTCTAGCATATGAACTAACCGAACCAGTAACCTGAGCCAAATCCATTCCTTTCTTAGTTTCATCTTCTCTAGCTAATGCCTTAACTTCTATCTTATCTCCTTTTTCGGTGTCTACAAAAGTTGCCGTAGCTTCTAAATAATATCTATCGCCTATCTGTTTTATTTCATCTGATAAAGTAACTGTAGCTTTATACTCCAGTAATAAAGGTTTTAATCCTTCTAATATATCTTCACAACTTCTGTAGTTGTATTTCCCAAAGTTGTTATATTGATTTTTAGGTGCTTTTAATTTACTTTGTATTGCCGATAACTTTTCATATAGATTCATTAGTTTCACACTCCTTAGTCTTCTCTTGTTTTATAAAATCCCTATATGCTAATATATAGGCTTTATCATATTCAGTGTTATTACCGTTTGTAGCTTCATATTTGTCAATGTAAGCCTCCAGTTCATCGATTGGCTTATAACTCTCTAGCAGTTCCTTTGAGGCATCTATATAACCCCATTTGCTATCTGTATATACATCATAAGGACTACTTAATTCTGCATATAATAGCCTAGTTTGAAATGTAGGTTCACTATTTCTAAAAGCCTGATTACATCCTTGAAATAAATCTCTAATTTTCATGTTCTAAATCATATCCTTTCGTGATATAATATAGAAAAAGTAAATTTCTAATTACTTAACTTTTTCTAAAGATAGGACCTATTGCCGTAGGTTCTATTTTTATATTCCCATGTAAGCATCTGCTCTATTTTCTCTTTCATCTTCATCTGCTTCCTCAAGGTCTCTTACTTCTTCTTGCATCATTACATCAATTTCTTGTAATATTTCTTTTAGGAATTTAATTTCTTCAACCTTTGACATTTTATAAATACGATTTACTTCTTCGTTATTTATAACTTTTTCTAAAGCTGAAATTCTAGATTTTAAATTATATATAGTTTCATCTAATATCCAATTCATATTTATCCTCCTTAGATTCATATTGCTTAATCATATAATAGAAAGTACTCTTAGGCCACTTATAGAGTTCTTGAATTTGTTTAGCTTTTAAAGTTCCTTCTTTATACAACTTATATTTTTCTTTCCAGTCTTTAGGATATTCTCTGAACGTAGGTCTACCAGTTAATTTTCCAGTTTTCTTTGAATATCTTTTCCCTGTCTTGGGGTCTATAGGCATTGACTGTATTCCTTTTAATTGATTATTCATTCCTCCTTGATGAATATTTAAAAATTGTCCGTTATCCCACGACTTAGCTATCAATAAATACTGTCTTTCTTTTAGATATGCTTCCTTTTCATTTTTGCAATAAACAAGTATTATTTTTTCAAAATTTTCTTTACCATACAATCTAATTTGTTTTTTTAAATCAGCGCCGCTACCAAAATATCCATCATTTAAATCATTAGTACTGTGCTTTCCAATATAAAGCTTTAAATCAATTTTATTAACAATTAGGTAAACATAATGATATTCTTGACTCATATTAATCCTCCTTATCCTCTAAGTTGTATATTTTTTCTTCAATTTTCTTAATGATTTCTTCTAATTTAATGTTCTTTTCTCTTTCTGCTAGGGCGATTCTCTGCCAGTACTCTATTTGGCTTTGTAAATGTTTAATATAGTCTTGCATTATATAACCCCCCTTTAATATTCACTCGCATCCATTTGGACCTCAGTTAAAACTTGCATTACTTATTTTCTAATTCTTCCAATAATTTTTCTAATATCTTTCTTTGTCCTTTTCCGGTTACGCGAGTTGTATGGAATGTAAATACTCCTTTAGAACTTTCTCTAGTCCCTTCTCTTACTTCTAAGTATCCATGTATTATCGCTTCTTGCTTAGCTTCTGTACTATTCTTAAATATCCAGCCCCAATCTCTAAGCTTTTGGTACAATTTCTTTTCTCCTATAACTATGCCGTGGTGATTACTTAGTATCTTAGCTACTTCTCTAACCAATAAGGAATTTTTACTAGCAGATATTTGGTTCAGCATCTTACTATTTTTCTCTAGCTTGTCCTCAAGTTGTTTAGATTTTTCTTGTTCCTCTTTTAACTTAGTTGCTAACTGTATAAGAAAATCTGGACTAGTTAATGCTTTTTCTATTGTATCCTCTGTCATATAAGCTCCATGTTTTCTTATAGAAGGTAAAACTTCATTTGTTACCCAACGTTTGAATTTTTTAGCATTTGGTAATTTACTATTGAGAATTAAACTATATAATCCACTTTCATTAATTACTATTATTTTTTGTTTACCGCCAGGAGTGTCCATTTCGTTCACCCCTTTATCTTCTTCATCTACATGAGTTCTTACTGCTTTTGGTGGGTTGCTATAACCTAAAACAGTTGCTATATCTCTACCTACAAACCAAGGCTCGTTTTCAATTTCTAATACTCTTATTTCTCCAAATTCATTATTGCTAAATGTTTTGTAACTGTTATATAAATCACTCATAAATTACTCCCCCCTTAGAATAAATTCTTGTATTTATATTGCCATTTTTCAAAGCTAGTCCAACTGTCATCAAATCCAAAATGCTTAACTAAGATGCAATATACTTGTAAAGCTTCTGGAATGATTATCATTTGTTTATCACCTCCTGTTTATTTTCTTTTGTTTCTTTTTAGCTTCATTCTTGCAATCTTAGAATTTACCGCCGGTGTATTTTTTCCCAATTTTTGAGCTATAAGTTCTATTGTCTCATTTTCTTCACAATATAATTGTCTTAATAATTCTTCTTGGTCAGCCGTCCAGCCTAAATTTGTAGCTTTTTTAAGGCCTAATTTTCTAACTTGATAATCTACTGCTCCTTTTGTCTCTCCTAATAGCTGACATATTTGACTGATAGTGATATTCGGGTCCGAATAGTGCTTAATTAAATTCGCAACCTTTTCACTTTCCCATTGCCTATGAGGTTTTTTTATTCCCATATGAGATGCCATTGATCTAACTGATGAAGAGCTTTTATTTAATTCTTTTGCTATTTCAGTAAAGTTTTTATCTGAATTAAGCAAATATTCTTTTTCTTCTTCTGTCCAGTTTGATTGCTTGAATAAATTCATATTCTCAACTTTTTCTTTTGTCTTACGAATAAATTCTAATTCTTCTTCAGATAAGTTATTCATCTTTATTGACCCTCATTTCTCTTTCATGTTCATGAATGCATAAATTAAATGCTGCTTGTGCTATTCTATTGAAAACCTGTTCTCTAGTTAAATTACTAGTATCATTAAACCTAACTTTTATCTTTGCTACATCAGTTTCATATTCAGTAATATAGCTATCGTTAGATTGGTTCATAACAATCACCCCTAATTATGTTTATGAAGTCAATATTTTGTCCTATAGCTAATAATTAGCTATTCTATGTTTCAATATTTGTAGATAATAATAATGTATTCAATTTGTTGACTTCATTTGTAAAAAAAATTTCATATATGTTAGCATTGAATATAGTAGCTATTTTTTTAGCCTCTGATAATGTGAATTCAGATGAACCATTTTCTTTGTTAGCATATGCCCTAGTTGAAATGCCAAGCTTTATAGCTATATCCCCTTGAGTATAATGATATTTATCTCTCATTTCTTTTAGTTTGTATTGTTTACTCATCTAATCACCTCCTGTCAATTATTTGAATACCTTTATGCTTTAATAGTAGTATTATATTTTTTATATGTCAACAATATTTTTTACTTTTTTATAAAAAGTATTCATAAATAAGAATTTTATTTCATATGATTTTAAGTTATAATTTAAATGTAATACAATTTAGTTGTAAACACTTTTAAATGAATTAAATATGT